CAATGAAAGAGCGTGGCAAGTATCAAATACAATGTATGAAGTCTCGAAGCTCGACCGGCGTTGGTCAAAAGATTGATTTGGAGTACAACATTGAAACCATGCGTATTACTGACGAAGGCGGGGATGACAACGAAAACGGGTTTAGCAAAAAGCCCAGTACAAGTATCATGGACTCGATCAAAGCAAAAAGCCAAGTTAGTGCTGCCGCCGCAGACGATTCCAAATCTGTACCTTGGGAACGACCCCAAGCCAAGGAAGGTTTTGATTTAGAAGCACCCAAAGTCACAGCTGATGTACAAAGCGCCAAGCTCAAACAGTTGCTAGGCAAAATCAAAACATCATAATAATGTATCATTTTTCTGATGTTCGTCATGTGCATTTAGAAATTTCTAGTTTGTGCAATGCAGCCTGCCCATTGTGTCCTAGAAATTTTTATGGATATCCTTATAATGACGGCTATGTTGAGCACAACATGACATTGATTGAAGCAAAGCAAATATTTTATCCTGAGTTTGTGCAACAACTCGATGCAATGTACATAAACGGAAATTTTGGCGATGCAGTGATGAATCCTGAAACGGTTGACATCATTGAGTATTTGAAATTGTGTTCCCCTAGATTATCAATATCAATGAGCACCAATGCAGGAGCCAGAGATCGAAAATATTGGGAAAAATTAGCCGACCTTGACGTTAAAGTAATGTTTTGCATTGACGGTCTTGAAGATACTCATGGTCTATACAGGCAAAACACTCTGTATTCAACAGTAATCAAAAACGCTGAAATTTTTATTGCAGCAGGCGGACATGCTGTGTGGAAAATGATTAGTTTTGATCATAATCAACACCAACGGGCTACAGCACAATCATTGAGTAAACAAATGGGATTTAAATTATTTGAATTTGTTGATCATGGAAGAAATCAGGCACCGGTGTTTGACAAACACCAACAACTTTCACACACAATAGGCAAACCTGTTAATGTTGAATTTCATCGTTTGTGGAAATCTCGCACTCAGGATGAAGTGTTGTTAGAAGATATTTTGCCCGGAAGAACTCCAAAAAATATCCATTGTCGGGTCAAAAAACAAAAATCAATTTATGTTTCAAGCACAGGGGATGTATATCCTTGTTGCTTTCTAGGCTTTGCTCCAAAAACTTATGGCCATGGAAATTATCATGCGGCAGCAAATGCACAATTTCAACATTTTGTACAAGAAAATAATGCACTAGAGTATGGATTAGAACATAGCATCAACTGGTTCAATTTGATTGAAAAAACTTGGACCATTCCAACATTCGAAGAAGGCCGCTTAGTCATTTGTAATGATGTGTGTGGACAAGAATCCGCTAAATAATCCAAAGGTCCTTGAGTAGATGCAAAAACGCACTCGCAGTTTATTAGAAGAATTAGACGATTTGTACATCGAACGTGATCGCCGCTTGTTGATCGAAAATCGTGCGGCCACACTCATTGCAAGTGCTATTAGATTGCTAGAACAAATTGACACAGAATTTCCAGCTGACCAAGCCGAAAATCTGCAACGCAAATTGTTAAATGCTATTCGCACCAGAGACTCAGGAAAGTTTGCTAGATCAGTGAGAAGAACAAATGCAGATACATGAAATTGCACGCCGTAAGGTAAGCGAAGGTCCGCTCAAGGGTGTTAACTCCACTCCTGTAAACTTTGGTCGAACCACTGTGGCCATGCCACAACAGACTGTGGCTCCAAGCAAAGTGTCTTTTGCACCAAACATGATGCCCAAAGCTGCTCCGGCTGCCACAACAACACCAGGGACAAATCTTGCTGTGGCGCCGCAAACAACTGCTGTGGCCAATACACCCGGTACTGGTATTGCAACAACACCTGTTGGTGGTGCAATGGCTACAGCACCTAGAACAGGACAACTAGCGCCTGCTGCCAACAGAGTTAGACCAGGTCAATCAGATCCTAATGTAATTGACGTGGATGCCAAAGATATTACCAACAGACAAGCATTGGCAGCGCCTGCGGCAGTTCCGGCTGCACCAGCGCCTGCGGCAGCAGCAGCGCCTGCGGCAGCACCTGCACAATCCTGGACACCAACAAACACCAATGTAAAACCAGGCGGTAGTGCAGAAGCTCAGGCATTTCAAGCACAACAAGCAGCACAGAACCAACCTGCTACTCCGCAACCCCCAGCACCTGCAACCCAATCAACACCAACAACTGCTGCGCCAGGAAAAGCAGGATTCATAAGAAATGCGGCAGAGTACTTTGCTAACAAAACATTGAATAAGGCTGGTATTCCTAACAGCATGCAAGGCCAATATCACCCAGGTGGACACATGGCAGCTAGTTTAGGCCAAGGTACTACTGCTATTGCACAGGCAGAACAAAAAATTGCGTACACTCTTGCCCAAGAATATGTTAATCAAGGCACGTTGAATAGAAACAAAACTCAACTTACCCCAGCTGCAATACAATCTGCCGCTAGTTTGATTAATCAAGCAGGCAACGACCTTCAGTTGAACTTTGACAATATAGTTCAATTAACACAGCAATATGCTCAAGAGATTGCAAACTACAAGAAGGCACAGAAAGAAAAACAAGCACAAGCGCAACTTGACATTGAACAGTTGAAAGATCAACTTAAAGTAGCTGAACAAACAAAAAGATTTAAACAAGTTCAGCAACTGTCCGATGAACTGAAACGCCGGGGGCTGTCAGACGAAGACATTAGCACGTTGCGATCTAATGCAGTAACTGATGTAAAAAATAATTTTAAGAATAATCTTAAGCAAATGGCACCTAATCAGCCACCAGCAGCCCCTCCGATATCAACTGATCAAATGCGTGGAACAAAACCTGGCGCACCGACCACTCAAGACTACGCCAACTTAGAAAAACGCCTACAACAGGCCCTGGCAGCACAAGGACAAACTCAATGAGATTACTAGAAGGCGGCAATGTATTCAAAGATGCTGATGGCAACCCACTCACCGGCCGTATCAATCAAAGCGATGTGCCGGCCACAGTGCAATGGTTGGAAACACTCACAGGCTTGGAATTTCCACGTGAGCGTTGGTTAGGCTCAACTGGACGCAAGCCCACATCAGGTGACATGGACATGGCAGTAGATGCCAGTGAAATATCCAAAGAACAACTCACAGCAAAACTAACACAATGGGCAATAAGTCACGGACAAGATCCCAAGGCCTGGGTAAAGAAAGGCGGAGAAGTACACCTGCGCACACCCATCAACGGCAATCCTCAAAACGGATATGTGCAAACGGACTTTATGTTTTTCCCTAACTTGGATTGGGGACAGTTTTATTATGGTGGTTCGGAAGATTCGGCCTACAAAGGCATGAACCGCAATGTGCTAATGAGCTCAATTGCCAAGCAACTAGGACTCAAAGTAGGTGCCAATGGCATGTTCAGCCGCACTACCAATCAGCTGGTAGATGGCGGTATGGATCCTGACTACGTGGCCAAAACATTATTAGGCACAACAGCCACCCGAGAAAATCTCAAGAACGTGGAAAGCATTTATGCTGCTCTAGCACGTGACCGAGCTCGTGATGCCAAGCTGGCTGACTTCCGTGAATATTTAAGTCGTGAAGGCTTGCAAGAGCCAGGCGCTGTAAACGAAAATACAGAAGTACACTTCCTAGCCAAACTGCGTGATAGAATTGTCAATCAAGGCATGCAACCACTGATTGAAACAGAAGCAGCCAATCCGTATCAAATTTACGAAGCTGAAGAACCAGGTGTGGGCGGCCGAGCCAAAGGCATTGAACACTTGGAAGATCTTGTGTTCCGCAAAGGCTCACGTGGTGTGGATGAAGCATTGGCCATCATCCAGCATGCCGCAGACGCACCGCAAAAAACCACCAGCGTAAAGTGGGACGGCAAACCTGCTGTGATATTTGGCCGCAAGCCCGACACAGGAGAGTTTGTGCTCACTGATGGCTCAGGATTTGAAGCCAAAGGCTACGATGGCCTTGCTACTAGCCCCCGAATGATGGCACAGATTCAAAGCACACGAAAAGGTGAGCGTGCGGAGTTGGTGCAATTGTATGCGGATCTTTGGCCACAGTTAGAAGCGGCTGTGCCTGAAAACTTTCGTGGCTATGTGAAAGGTGACTTGTTGTACTATCCACAACAGCCCTGGGAAGAACAAGCTGGTAATCTTGTGTTTAAACCCAACACAGTGCAGTATCGTATACCTGCCAAGAGCGCACTAGGACAACGAATTCGCAACAGCACCACAGGCATTGCCATGCATACCATGTATGCTGATCAAGGTGAGCCCAAACAGCCACTCAGCAGAGTAAAATTCAATGAAGTTCCGGGATTGTTTTTGATTGAACCAATTTTTGGTAAAGGTACTGCATCTCAAGATCCTGCACAGGCCAAAGGCCAGTCAGCATTGATCAAACAAATCAAACAAATACGCAACAGCAAAGGTGCTGCCATTGATACTTTGTTTAATCCTGCCGAACTGCGAGCCATGCAAATTACAGACTTGGCCAAACTGTGTGTGGATTACATCAATTTTAGAATCAAACAACCCAGTGGCAATTTTGACAATCTACTGGGAGGCTTTGGCGAATGGTTACAGACCAAAGTCACTCCAAAGAAGTTTGGTAACATTGTGGAATATCTAAAGAGTCCTGCATCAAACACAGAAGGCCTGGCTGCTGCATTTACCCTGTTTATTCTGCTACACGATTTGAAGCTGGACATCTTGCGTAACTTGGATTTGAAAGATCCCGGGCACGAAGGCTGGGTAATGGCCACGCCTGCAGGCTATGCTAAAGCAGTAAATCGCTTTGATTTCACTGCTAGAAATGCCGCACAAAACAATCCTCAACAGGCGTGATTTTTGCCAAAAGACTAAATAAAAGCAGGTCCACCGAGACCATTAACTTTAAAGGATTTTTATCATGGCATATTTCGCACCCGTAAATGGCGATTCACAACCAGTATTCGCATTAGACACACAAAACGGTCCAGTTGCTCCTAGCACTTCATTGGCTGGTCAACCTGTACAACCACAAGGTCCAAAACTGGACTTTTTCCGCTTGGTCGCTAACACCAGCGTAAACGGCGAAGGCGGCGTAACAGAATACGTTGCTAACGTGTTGCAAGCAATTCAACAAACTTCAACTGTGGCCATGTACCAAGTTGACGGCGTTGCAATTTCAGTTGCTACATACCCAACAGGCGCTTTTGCTAACGCCAGCACCAATACTTCTGCTGCTGTAATGTTGGCTGCTGCTAACGTTACCTACACTGGTTTCCAGTTAGACAGTTGCACAAGCGTTGGCTTCAAGCTAACAACCTAATCGATCATTTGATTCAATCAACCCCGGAACTAAAAACTCCGGGGTTTTTGTTTGGCGTTAAATACTCACAGAATGAAGATACAAGGCCGAACATTGTTTGATTGCAGTCCCACTGGTATTACTGGTCATTTTAGATCAAGTCAAATGCCCTTTGAAGATCGTGTGGGTCAAGTCATACGCAACATTGATGACTGGAATCGTGCTAGGAACCAACAACGCAACTGGGAAACTCTGCAACAAATGATCAGCTTGCGAGCACAACCTGACATTGTGCAATTGCCTCGATTGCGCGACACGCAATGGGTGTTTGAATTTGAAGTAGAAACTGCCGGTGTATATTCAACCACAGGCGAAGTTGATGACTTGACTGGATTGCTAAATGAGTGTGCTGGCATACCCATGATCGTCAATCTAAACGAAGCCGAGCAGTTAGAACCCAGTTTGACTGTTAATGGACCCAACCAGAACTTGTGGTTCGAAACCATAAATAAATGACCGGGAGTAATAATGGCTGACACAACTGATATCGAAAAGAAAAGTCTAGAGGCACATGTTGAATTGTGTGCTGAACGGTATCGCCTGCTGGAAGTCAAGCTGGAATCAATGGATGAAAAGA